CATGGTCAAGGCGCGCGTGATGCTCCAAGAGGTTCTAGGCGTCTCGCTCGATACGCAGTGGGCCGTTTGCCCAATTCACGCGGACACTCAGCCGTCGTTGCGGCTGTACGCCGATGGTCACTATCACTGCTACGGTTGCGCGGCTCACGGCGACGTGATCGATCTATATGCCGCGATGCACAAGTTGACGGTACGCGAAGCACTGGCCGAGATGGCCGACAGGTTGTAGGGGGAATGATGGCCACGTCAACTAAGAACTATCCTATTGAAGACTGGCGGCGGTTGCACCGTGACGGTTGGACTTGGGTCAAGATCGCCAAGCACTACAATGTCGAGCGTACAGCCGTTATCCGCTGGTGCCGGGGCACCTACGCGGCGCAAAAGGCCGAGCGGTTGCGCATAAAGCGCCTCGCGGCCAAGAGGGAAAAGAAGCAAACGTGCGAGGTATGCGGTATCCTGCTGGCCGCAAGTGTGGACAACCAATACCCACACCCCGTCAAGGGCCACGTGTGCAATTGGTGCCGGGACCACTACCCGGAAAGGGCGAAGGAGGTCGATGATGGAGACTGACCCCGCCAAGATTATGCGCCTGCTCTACGGCGAGGCCGAGGGCCAGTGTTGCGGTAACTGCCAGCACCTACTGGCCCTTGAGCACGAACCGACTACCTACCGCTGTGGCCGCACCGATTGGACGTTTACCAGCCCGTCATGGGACCCCACGACGAGCGCTTGTGGCCAGTTTATCCTCAGAGAAAAGACCAAGCGGCCCAAGAAGCTGCTCGAATACCTGCGCTGGCTGCGCCTAGAGGATGCGCGTCAAGGTAAATAACCGCACTTTGTGTGTTTTTGGCCTAAAGTTGTGGTATAATGGTGGTGTGCGTTTGTGGGCTAACATGATAAATCTTGATATCATAAGGAGAATCAAGTGGCCGATGGGTGGGGCGGCAAGCGTCCAGGCGCGGGCCGTAAGAAGAAACAGACCACCATAATCAGAGAGAGGGCACTAGAACAGGCCGGGGAAGATGCAAAGTATGCCCTTGGCCTTTTCGTTGCATTGATGCGCGACGAGGCGCGCGCCATGGATTCTCGTCTCATGGCCGGTAAAGAGGTTATGGACCGTGTTTGGGGCAAGGCCACCTACCGCACAGAGGTATCAGGCCCCGACGGTGGGCCGATAGAGGTATCAGATGCCCGCGACAAACTCATGGCTCTCGTCGCTGCGCAAGATGACGCCAGCGAAGAGGGCGGCGATACTGGACAAGATGACGCCAGCGGAAATGGAGGCGCTGGCGCATGATTGGGATACCCTCGCTAGGCCAGAGCAAAAGCTCCCGCCTGGCGATTGGTTTGTTTGGCTGATCCGCTCAGGGCGCGGATACGGCAAGACGCGAACAGGCGCCGAGACCGTGCGCGCGCTAGTCAAGCAGGGCTACAAGCGGATTGCGCTAGTGGGCCAGACGGCGGCCGATGTGCGCGACACCATGGTCGAGGTAGGCGATTCGGCAATCCTAAACGTCTGCCCGCCAAGCGAACGGCCAAACTATATCCCAAGTAAGCGGCGGCTGATATGGCCCAATGGGGCTGTTGCCATGACCTACAGCGGCGACAAGCCGGACCAGCTACGCGGGCCACAACATGACTTTGCGTGGGTTGACGAGCTGGCCAAGTTCCAATACCCAGATGACACTTGGTCTAACCTGATGCTAGGGCTCAGAATTGGGCCTAGACCGCGTGTGCTGGTGACCACCACGCCGCGGCCTATACCGTTACTTAAAAAGCTGATAGAGCTGCCCACGACGGTAAGCGTCCGGCGTCCGACATACGATAACATAGCGAACCTTCACCCGGCCTATATTCAGAACGTGATCGACCCCATGCGGGGGACGCGTCTAGGCAGGCAGGAAATCTACGGCGAGCTGCTCCTCGATACGCCGGGGGCACTGTGGACCTATGGACTACTAGACCGCGGGCGCGTCAAGGCTGCGCCGGCGGGCGGTTGGAAGCGGTTGGTCGTGGCCATAGACCCGGCAGTGACAGCCGAGGAGGGCAGCGACGAAACGGGCATTGTGCTGGTCGGTCTAGGCGCAGACGATCACGGCTATGTGATCCACGATGCCAGCTTGCGCGCCAGCCCAGATGCATGGGCCAGCATGGCGGTCGGGGTATACCATCGCCACAAGGCCGACCTGATAGTCGGCGAGGTTAATAACGGCGGCGACCTAGTAGAGGCCACGATACGGACCAAGGACGCCTATGCAAACTACAAGGGCGTCAGGGCCACTCGGGGTAAGTACGTCAGGGCCGAGCCGGTCGCGGCGCTTTACGAGCAAGGCCGGGTGCATCATATCGGGGCATTCGGCGACTTGGAGGACCAGATGTGTACCTATACGCCGGGTGACAAGACAAGCCCCGATAGAATGGACGCATTGGTCTGGGCACTGACGGAATTGATGGTTGGCGAAAACGAGGAGCTTTGGATGGCGGTGCTATGAAGATAACCAAGGCGCAGAGCGGCCAGATTGTAGGCGGGGCGCTCAAATCTACAATCAGCCTAAACGACCTCGATAAGGCATTCCCGGAACTGTTCGGGGTAGATGCGTCGCCGACCACGGCGAACGTCTATTCTACGGTGTCCTGGATGTACCGCTGCGTCAATCTGCGCTGCGATACGCTCTCGGCAATTCCCCATGGGTTGTTCCGAGAGGGCGACGAGGAGCCGCTAGAAGAACTACCAGCACCTTACCAGGACGTCGACATGGAGCGGCTACTTTGGCTCACAGAGGCGGCGCGCTGCCTTTGGGGGGCAAGCTATTGGGAGAAGGACGCCACGCTCCACTGGCTCAACCCCTCGACGATGACCGTTGAGGTTCTGAATAACCAGATTGCCGCATTCCGCCAAGAGACAACGGGCAAGCCGGCAACGTGGCAGCCCGACGAATTGGTCTACTTGCCTCTATTTGGCCCCTCCGACGATCTAGGCCCAGGCGTGGCACCTGCTGACGTAGCGCTCAGGGCGGCGGGTTTGGCGGGGTCGCTTTTGCAGTGGGCCGAGTCGTTTTTTGCCCATGGCGCGGTGCCCTTGGTGCTGTTGACTACAGACCAAACGATCAATCAGAATGATCCCGACCTCAAGCGCATCGGGGCTATGTGGGACAAGCTGTTTGGCGGCGTGGCCAAGGCGCATAAAACCGGCGTATTGTCCAAGGGCCTGACGCCGACGATTCTCAGCTCACCCGTCAAGGACTTGGCCATTCCCGAGCTATCCGACGAGGTGCGAGAGGACTTGGCCGCCTGCTTTGGAATCCCGATCACCATGCTACAGCAGGCCGCGGCCAACTATGCCACGGCAAAAGAGGACGTCCAGGGCTACCATATCAATACGAACTTTCCCGAGGCAGGGCGCATCCAGTCGGGCATGAACAAGCAGCTATGGAAGCCGCTAGGCTATGAATTTCGGTTCTTGACCGACGAGGTCGAGGCCATCCAGCAGAACGAGGCAGAGAAGGCCGAGGGCATGACGGCGCTTATGGGGGCCGTGACGGACCAATTCGACAAGAAGATTCTGACCCGCGACCGGGCTGTATTTCTGGCCGAGCGAATATGGGACCAGATGGGAATGCCGTTCCCCGAGGATATGCCCGACGAGGAGCCGGAGCCAGAGCCCGCGCCGGTGATCGTCCAGGCACCGCCCAATGATGCGACAGACGACGAAACGCCGCAACCGCCAGAGCCTGGTGTGCCACCCGAAGCGGCGCAGAGGGCGCTCGATATGGCCGCCCAGATGCGCAGGGACCTGGGCAAGTGGGCACGCAAGGCCAGCAAGCGCGGCGGTGATTGCCCGTTTGAGAGCGACGCCATACCCGACTGGGCCACCAAGACGGTCCACATGCGCCTGCTGGCAGAGCCCGAAACGGCATTCGACCCGTTCTTGGGGGGCGTCAAGGCATACCCCATGGGCACCGAAAAGGCGCTGGCTGGGGGCATCGCGGCAATCTACGCCAGCCAACTCCCGGCGATAATCCGCGCGGTCAGGGCGGGCAAGATGCCCGAGCTTGTGGCGCTCAATACCCAATTGCGCGGCGTGCTGATTCAATCATTGCAGCAAGTGGCTGCCGAGAGGGCGCTGGCCGAAGGCGCGGCGTTGGGCTGGGGTATCGAGTATGACGAGTTGCTTATGAACTCTGAGACGTGGGCGCGCGAGCGCGCAGATGAGGCGGTCCGGCTCACGCAGAGGACAAACCAGACGCGCCTCCAGGGCATCATTGGCGACGTAACGAGCGGCGCGGTGCTGCCAGAGGTGGCCGAGAGCCTGGCCACAAGGCTATTTAGCGACAAGCGCGCAGAGGGCATCGCGGCCTATGAAACGTCAAGCGCGCTGTCTGAGTCGTCGCACGAACTGGCCGACAGTATGCGCACGGCGGGCATCCCGGTCATAGAGCGCTGGCTCACGGCAGAGGATGAACGGGTCTGCCCGATTTGCGGCCCGCTGGACAAGGCGGTAGACGGTGAGTGGGGCAGCCAATTCCCATCGGGGCCGCCTGCCCACGTCAATTGCCGCTGTATGCTTGTGGTGGAGTACGTATAGTGGCTGACAAGACGACACTGTACGCAGAGGGACTAGATCGCGCCATGCGGGGCCTAGATCGTGCTGATATGCAGCGCACGCTAGGGACCCTGGTCAATATTGTGGCAAGTGGTGTCAAAATCCGCATGGCGACCTATCCATCTGAGACAAGCGCCAATACGCCGGGCGCATATCCTAAGCGCTGGTATCAGCGGCTATGGGGGCCGCGCTGGCGCACAAAGAGCGGGAGCCTACAGGGGCGCAACACGTCCGAGCGGCTCCAACAGAGTTGGCGACAATCTGTGATAAGTCCGCTGTCACAGTTGGTCGATACGTTGAGCCCGCGCACAGGTCGACCCGTGACCTACGCGGCAAAGGTTGTCGGTGAAGAGACGCAGCAAGACGTACACCGGCAGCACGGGTGGCAAACAACGCTGTCAGTCGCGGAGGATGTTGTGCAGGACAGGATCATCGAGGCACAGATCGACGCCGCGATTGATGAAGCGCTACGGTAGGAGGAGCTATGGGCAAAAAGACAGACGACCTTCTCCTCTCGTTTGGGGGCAGCGTCAAGATGCTGGCCGATGGCACCGTCAAGGGCTATCTGGTTCGGTTTTCGGATGCCGACACCCCAGACCTAGAGGGGGAATATTTCAACGCAGAAACAGACTATGCGATGGCAGAGCCGCAAAAGACGCCGCTGTACTACCATCATGGGCAGGACCCGGTAGTGGGCAAGCGCATCATCGGTGAGGGTACGCTGATTGCCGATGATGTGGGGGTCTGGCTGGACGGCCAGCTTAAAATGCGCGACGACTACGAGCAGGCCATCCGGCAGCTTGGCCTCGCGGGCAAGCTATCTTTTTCGTCTGGCACCGCGCCGCATCTTGTGGAGCGAGAGCCGGGCGAGAAGGCAACGCATATCACCCGCTGGCCCTTGGGCCTAGATGCCAGCTTGACGCCGACGCCAGCAGAGCCGCGCAACATCGCCGACCTGAAAACGTTCCGGGCGCTGGACACTCCGAGCCTCAAGGCGCTGGCCCCAGAGGCGTTTGCGGTCAAGGCAGACGCAGGGGATAGTGGAGACAAAAGCGCGCCCCAACAGAAACCAGTGACACCAAGTCAGAAACGGAGAAGTAACATGCTGCGAACCTATAAGAGCGGTGGGAAATACCACGTCTACAACATCGGCGAGGATGACGCGCCGATTGGTATGCCCATCCAGACGTTCGATGAAGAGAAGGCCGCTGAGGACTATATCGCCGAGCAGGGCAAGCCTGAGATGCTGCGCATGGCCGAGATGTTCGCGGCCACCCAGCAGAAAACGCTCGACGCCATGCTGGAGAAGTTCGACGCGGCGCAAAAGGCGTGGGCATCCCCAGCCCGCGGTGCTGCGCTGACCCCAGGCGTGACCGATAACGGCAAGACGTTTAACGACTTTATCTATGCCGTGGCCAACAAAGACGAGGCCGCGCTCAAGGCTATGGGGTCGACCAAGACGCTGTCTGAGGAGACTGGGCCGTCGGGCGCGTACTTGGTGCCTGAGACGTTCATCCCCGAATTGATCCGCGTCGAGCCCGAGATGGAGATCGTCTATCCGCGCGCGGATCGCCAGACGGTCAACGGCCCCATTCGTTTGCCCGGCCTCTCGACGGCTGGACAGACGCAGGGCGTGACCAACTTCCTTGGTGGTATGCGCGCCTACTGGACCGAAAGCGGCACGACCAAGCCCGATGTTGACATCGACTTTACCCAGATTTCTCTCAATCCGTGGGAGTTGTCGGGGTATATCCCGGTGTTTGACCAGCTACTGAGCCGGTCGGTTATTAACTTGCCGGGTCTGTTGACGGGGCTGTTCAGCGACGCGCTACGGTTCTACCGTGACGAGGCATTCCTAGACGGCACGGGCGCAGGCCAGCCGTTGGGTATCATCAACGCGCCGGGCACGTTCATCCAGACGCGCATTGGTGCCGGGGCTATCACGTACCTTGACCTCGTGGCCATGAAGCAGCACCTACTGCCCGCCTCATGGACCTCGGCCCACTGGATTTTCACCATCTCGGCCTATGAATCGCTTGTCCAGATGCAGAACCCGAACGGAAACTATATCTGGCAGGAGAACGCGCGCGACGGCGAGCCCACGACCATCCTGGGCCTGCCGTTCGTGTTCACCGAAAAGACGCCGATCCTTGGGACGCAAGGGGACGTGGTGCTGGCCGATGAGCGCTACTACTACGTGGCCGAAGAGGGCGGTATCTCAATCGCCAGCTCCGAGCACGTGCTGTTCACGAGCAACCAGACCGTTTTCAAGTTCTTCTTGAAGGTCGACGGCCAGGAAAAGCTCCCGGCCCCGATCTACCTGAAGGACGGCCAGACGCAGGTATCACCGTTTGTGGTGCTTGGCGACGCCGCGACGACCTAGAATAAAGGAGAGCAACTATGCCGTATCCAGGATTGACTACTGACCGCCTTGAGCTGGTCGCCGTGATTCACGCTGACCTCCACTCGGGCACCTACTACACGCCGTGGATTTCCGCGGCTCAGCGTGAGCGGTTCCTTTTCGTGCTTGACGTTGGCGATATGACCGCAACGTCGACCATCGACTTGGAATTGCAAGAGGCGCAGGACAACGCGGGAACCGGCGCCGTGCCCATCGCGGCCAAGGCAATCACTCAGCTTACCCAGGCGGGTGGGGACGGCAACGATAACGTCTGCATCAACCTCGGGGCGGCCGAGATGAACGCCGCGCAGAACTTTGACCACGTGCGCGCGCGCCTAGACGTGCTCACCGCATCGTCTAACGCTTGTCTGCTTGTGTTCGCCGAGGCGCTGCGATATCTGCCGCCAGCCGTGACGGCCTGGACAGAGATTGTAGCCTAGACCGATGGGGCGGGACCTCCACCGCCCCTGATTTGGGGGAGCGTCTATGTGGGTACAACTGATCAAACCCTACCGGCAAGTGGAGCCCGGCGGGCGGCCGATCATGCACGAACCGGGCGAGATGTTACACATTAAAAACAAGGCCATGGCAAAGGAGCTGATCCAAGATGGGTTTGCTATTGACGTGGCTGGCGGTCAAGGCGCGGCACCGGACGGTTGCGGCGTAGGCATTCGCGGCAAGTTGGATAAGCCGCCCGGCTGGATCGAGTCGCTGGACATAGGCAGTCAGATCGTCAAGGACGTGCGAGAGCTGCCCTATGGATTGACCATCCTATGGGATCCGCGATACTCGCCCAACTGCCTCCAGCTTATCGCGACGTTCAAAACGCTGCGAGCGTTCGGCTGGGACTTGGCGGTGCCCATCAAAAGCTATGCCAAGTTGACAGACGATATTGGGAACCAAAAGGACCGCGCGCTGACCAAGAGCGTAATTCATGACCTGCGCGTGCCATACTACAATACGCACTTGCTGTTTATCCGGCGAAACGAGATCACCAAGCGGCTGGTCGAGGCATGGCACAAGGAAATGAGCGAGGGGGGCGACGAGTGTCTAGCGTTCATGCGTGCGCTGTACAAAGTAAAGCCGCTGATTCTACCGTTGCCCGTGGCCGCCGTGAAGAAACGGCCAGCGTAGGCGTTATCTACGTGGCTTACGGCCTCAACGCGCAACGTGAGGCCGCAGAATCGATAAAGAGTCTCCGCGCTGTTTGGCGAGGCGTCGAGGTCCTAGTGGTCGGCGACTCGGTAGCAGGGGCGTCGCGACGTATTCCCCATGACGATCGCGGTAAGGGTGGGAGGGACGCGAAGACTAAATTGGGGGTGCTCAGTCCGTGGGCACAAACATTGTATCTAGACGCGGACACACGCCCGCGCGCGGACGTGCGCGTAGGGTTTGACATTCTCAACGATGGTTGGGACGTGGTGATTGCGCCGAGCAAATGCAGCGGGCGCAACTGGCTATGGCACGTCGGGGGCATGGAGCGCGCAGCAACGCAAACAGAACAAGGGGGACAGTTATTAACCCTCGGGGGGGGGGTGTTCTGGTGGGACCGCAACGAGCGGACCAAGGCACTCTGGGCGGCATGGCGGGCCGAATGGTTGCGGTGGGAAGGGCAAGATCAGGCGGCGCTTATGCGCGCCTATGTGGCCAACCCATGTAGGATTTGGCTATTGTCTAGGGCTTGGAATGGGGGGCATTGCATCGAGCACCGATTTGGAGCAGCGAGGGCGAGATGAAGGTAAACATCGTATGCAGCGACCACAAGAGCGATTGGATCATTGCTCGACTGGCCAGGCACCTAGTCCGCTACAATGGGTGGGCCGTGACGCGCGGGCCCAACCCGATGGCAGAGGTCAATATCTACTTTCCTTACGTGTTCTTTCGACCAGATAGACACCCCAAGCAGACCAAGGCCGTGGGGTTCATGACGCATCGAGAAGGCGGCGCAAAGGGCAAGATGTGGCGGCGCGCCGCGGACCATCTGGACCTATGCGTCTGCATGGCGCAGCGCTACGCTGGCGAACTCTCACAAGAAACACACGCGCGCGCGGTCCCGGTCTGCTATGAGACAAAGATATTCACGCCAGAGCCACGACGCGAGCGCAAGCGGCCCAAGGTCGGTCTAGGCGGCACAGTCTATCGAGGCGGGCGCAAGGGTGAAAAGCTGGCCCTAGACCTGTACAGAGCCAAGAGCAACAAATGGGATATATGCGCTAGTGGGAAGCCCATGAGTAACTCGCACGCCTGGCCCATCCCTAGCAAGTTCTACTCATGGGCCGACATGGCGACGTACTACCGTAGTTTGAGCGTATACGTGAGCACGTCAACTATCGAGGGCGGCCCCGTGACGGTGCTTGAGGCGCTAGGCTGTGGCCGGCCCGTGGTCATTGGCAAGGGCGTAGGCATCGAGTCAGAACTGCCCCACGTCTCAGGTATCCAGCGATACGAGCGGGGCAACTTAGATTCACTTATAGCGGCGGTCAAGGCGGCGCTCAATTCGCCCATGACGCCCGATGAATTGCAGGCGCTAGTTATTCGGCGGACCCCGCGCGCGTGGGCGCAGGGGTGGAAACGGGCAATAGAGGAGCTATAGGGTGGGAGTATACAAGGATCGCGGCGTCTATATCGTGGCCTACGGCAAGCAGGCGCACGACTGCGCCTATCACCTGATACGGACCATTCACAAGTACAGCCCAAGCTATCCGGTCTGTCTAGTCTGTGAGGGGTTCAAAGAGGACTATCGTAAGCCTGTTGAAAAGATACGCGATGACAAGACGATCCCGACGCCAGCGCCTAGATTCGACGTGTTGCCTGACATATTTCACAAGGTGCTCCGGGGTACTGATATTATACTCCCTGACGCGATGCGCGACCGGCGAGCGCGGCGGCAAAAGACGCGCATTTGGGATTTGGCACCTAAAGACTGGCAATATGTGCTATACTTGGATGCGGATATCTTGGTCAACTGTGACCTCGGCCTGTTCTTTGAGCCGCTGGTTGACGGTTGGGATATGGTGCTCACCATGAGCCCGCCGCAGGGGCCGCTTGTGCGCCATGCGCAGAGAGCCAAGTATAAACCGGAGAACCACGTCACAAACAAGCTACTGCACGGCAATCATTGGCTCCAGCCCGCGGGCGGCGTTTGGTCATTCGCTCGCAATGAGCGTGTCCATGCGTTCTTGGATCTGTTCTACGCCGAATGGCATCATTGGCAGCATACCGACCAGCAGAGCATGATTCGGGCGCTTTACCAATCGCCGGTCAAAACCTGGACGCTCGGTACTGAGTGGAATACTTTTGCCCATCATCCACAAGAGATCGGACGTAGCTGTGGTGTTCGGCATTTTGCAACTGCTGCTCGAGCTTGGACAGTAAATCATGACGGAAGGGGACTTTGGAGAAAGTGGTCCAAAAAACTATGAAACGCTGTTCGCGTTGTGGCCAAAGCAAACCAAAGAGCGAGTTTTATAAAGACAGAGCATCGCGCGACGGTCTAGGCACCTATTGTAAAGATTGTAGCAATGCCCGGTCTAAAGAGTACCACGCTCGTAACAAAACGGCGATTCGCAAGCGGGCTAAGGCATATCAGAATGAGCATCGGCTATCCCAGAAATTGCAACTTCTTGGAGGTCGAGTATGTCAAGAATGTGGAGAGGGACATCCTGCATGTCTGGTCTTTCACCATCGCGACCCCTCTACAAAGCTGTTCAATTTTAATGCTCCAGACTTGGTAGGGCACAGTGCTACAGAAATAGAAGAAGAACTAGCCAAATGCGATGTATTATGTGCAAATTGCCACCGTAAATTGCACTGGCGCCAAAATCGGGGCGATGTAGTGGATTGTGATTATCAGCTTCCTATTTTAGAACCTGGACGGTGAACCACGACGGACGCGGGTTGTGGCGGAAGTGGTCTAAGAAGCTCTAGGTTAATCAAGTTAGTGTAGTTAGTGTAACTAGTGTAGTGTAGCCAGAAACATACGTATTCTATTCCAGCAGATAAATATACGGATTCTTCCAGAACGATTACACTAATTACACTAAATACACTGGAGGCGAGTATGGCGGGACAATCGGTGAGAGAGCATCTAGGCCTCGACCCGTGGGAAGTGCGGCCTGCTAACTGGCAGCGTCGGCTCAATCTAGGCGCGGGTGAGGCTGCTATGCCTGGATGGACCAACCACGATATCACGGTCCACAGTGAGCACATAGACATAGCTTGGAACCTAGACGAGCGCCCATGGGCGGCATTCCAGGACAATCAATTCTCGCGGGTTCATGCGTGGGCTGTTTTGGAGCATATCGCGCCGACGCTCCAAGAGAGCATGAACGAGCTGTGGCGCATCATTCGGCCCGGCGGGAAGGTCATGATCAAGGTTCCCCAGTGGAACTATTACAAGGCGTACCGCGACCCAACGCATCGCTGGCGCGGATGGGATATTGGGGTCTGGACGTTTTTCGACCCCACGACGACATACGGCAAGACGCATCAATACTACTCGCCTTACAAGTGGCGGCTGCTCGACCGCGGATACACAGATAAAAAGAAGGTCGCAATCTGGGCCAAGCTGCAAAAGATATGCTCAGAGGATCAGTGGGAGGCGATTATGAACGGGGGCCTAGTGGTACCAGAGCCGAAGCGCATCATCTGGGTCAACGGGCGCGCGGGCGCGGGCAAGTCGACACTTTGCCGCTATATGCAGAGCCTATGGCCGAATATCGTCATTGTGGATGACCATTATCTCTGGCGTGACGTCTGGCGGCACACCTATAACAAGATCAGCGGCGAGGCAACGGCGCAGCCGGGGGTCGACTTGTTCAAAGACGAAACGCCCGCCTCGATGCACCGCGACTTTGCGACAGAGTGCGCGCTGGTGGCCAATAGCTTGGCGCGTCAGGGGCACCGTGTGATTGTGGATATGATCGCCTCGCCGCAAGAGCGCCGCGACCGGATTGCCCAGATATGTGACCCCTATTGGGTATACGTCAAGCATGAGGAGGGCGAGGTCAGGCGGCCACGGTTTGACCCCATGACGGCGCCAGACCTGATAATCGACAACGACAAGCTGACGAAGCAAAAGGCGGCGGCCACGTTAGCTAGGCTGCTCGTAAACAATGGGATGCTACCCTAGGAGGCACGATGCGAAACCTAAAGATCAACCCCGACCTTGTAGTCCAGGCGCCGCCGTCTGAGGGCCACAAGAACCACGGCCTCGATTGCATCTTGGTGCAATCGTCGGACATTGCCCGCATTCTGGCCAGCGCATACGAGCGCGACGGGCTATGCCTCAAGGTGTTCAAAGACAGCGCGGGCAAAGACGCCAAGACGTACACATGGGGCGGCGTCTCTCTATTCGATGCAACGCGGGTCCAGAATATCTTTTCGTGGTACGGCTTGGCCCCTCGGGTGATCGACATTGTGACCGTGAACGATGAAGCGCTGGCGCAGGTCTGCGAGTATGCAGACGGTAGCGGCAAGCCCAACCCCAAGAAGGCAAAAGAGATTCTGCACAAGTACCGCATCTCGGCCAAGGGCGAGGGCAACGACGTCAAGCGCGCGGTTAGGTATGTCGGCCTAGAGTTTAAGTGGGTCGGTGACAAGTTCGTTGACTTTGGCCGATTCTACCTCTCTGACAAGGCGTGGTATGTGGCCAAGCTACAGCGGGCCATCCAGCACCGGCGCCGGGGGCCTGGCCGGTCGCTCGTCGGCTATCAGGACGTGGTAGAGCTTGGCATCCCTGGACAGCGCAACCATGCCCACCGCTTGCGGCATATGCGCCTCGATGACCTGCAATTCAAAGGCGCGACGGTGCTAGACCTCGGATGCAATAACGGGACCATGCTGCGCGAGGCATTGCGTCGCGGCGCAAAGCGCGTCGTGGGCGTAGACTATACCCGGTGCGGTCTATGGCGGCAGGTTAATAACTGGCTTGGGTATTGGAATATCGACATTGTGGAGGCCGGGCTACCTGATGACCGGGCTAGGATCGAGCAACAGACGGGTATTGACAAGTTCGATATCGTGTTTGCTCTGGCCATCATCCAGCACATGAAGGGCGCCTATCAATCCTGGATTGCCGACTTGACCAAGGGCGTCCTGGTGCTCGAAGGCGACGTCAAGGTGCCAGAGAGCCACTATCGCCCGATGCTGGCCCAGGACTTTGAGCAGGTCGAGCTTACGGGGTTCATCAAAGACGAGGACCGGCGCTGTCTGTTCCGTTGCTACAAAAACCCGCCCAAGGCACCGCGACGGCGACCGACCACGACCGCGGCGCTAAAGCGCTGGGCCGTCGAACAGAGCCAGTCTATCTATGGCCAGGTCATGCTCTACAAAAACGAGGCGGCGTGGCTGTACGATAGGGCCAAGGAGGCGCCGGACGGCGCAGCTATCGAGATCGGTACGCTTTGCGCATCGGGCACCGTCGCATGGGCCACGGCCTGCGCGGGTCAAGGACCCCAGTACACCATCGACACAGTATCGCGGCCAGAGGCGGTATACAATCTGACCCGTCTAGGCTTTGAGGTCCAAGTGCTGATTGGCCCCTCGGCGACAGTCTCGATTGACCCATGGCCGGCGGGTGACATTGCGTTTCTGTTCATCGATGGCGACCATAGCTATAAGGGCGTCCGCGCGGACATGGAGCGCTTTTTGCCGGAGGTCAAGACAGGCGGCATTGTCGTCTTTGATGACTATGTAGCGCCAGAGGCAAAGGGCTATGGCGTCAAGCGCGCCGTTGACGAATGGGCCGAGGCATCGCAAGACTGGCAGTGTATTGGCACCAAGGACCGTATGATTGCGTTCAAAAAGCAATAAAACGGGTCCATTCTGTGATATGATAGGGCAAGGGGGAAAGTATGAAAAGAATTGCTATTCGTGAGAACATTCTGAGCAGCGCCAAGGAGCAGGCCGACGAGCGCGGCGAGGTAGGTAACGAGTCGTGGATTGCGCAGTCCATCGCAATCACGGCAACGCTGGCGCGCCTCTATGGCCGCAAGGGTCTATGCCTCAAGGTGTTCCCCAAGGCGGACCTGGACAATCCGCAATGGGGCGGCGTCCGGCTGAACGAAAGCACCAAGGTTCAAAACATGTTTGCGATTCATGGCGTCGCGCCGCGGGTCTATGGCATCGCGGTAGTCAACGACGCCCATGTCGCGCAGGTGACCGACTATGTGAAGCCGCAAGGTGAAGCCGATATCACCAAGGCGGTCAAGGTTGCCCGCAAGTTTCAGATCACGGCCAAGGACCTGCGCCAGAGTGAGCCAAACATCGGCGCCTATGTGGCGCGGTCGCCCAAGTGGCGCGGCAAGTGGCTGGTCGACTTTGGCAGAATGTACTTTGTGGACCATGACGCCATTCGAGAGCGATTGACTAAGCATGTGGCAATCTATCACAAAAAGCCGCACGAAGGGAGAAACGGATACCAACCATGCGAAGAGCTAGGCGTGCCGGGGTTCCGAGATATCGCATACAGAGCGGGCCGTATGGGATTGAGTCGCGCCATGATCGAAGGCCGAACGGTGCTCGATCTAGGCTGCAACCAAGGCGCCGTTACGCGCCTCGCGGACAGCTTGGGCGCGTTGCGGACCGTCGGCGTGGATCACAAATTCTGCCGGGGGAACCGGGAACTAGCTAACTGGTTGGGCCGTTTCAATATGGACTTTGTACAGGCGCGACTGCCCCAGGGCCGGCGGCAGATTGTGCGCCAGACGGGCATTCGCCAGTTTGGCGTGGTGTTCGCCCTGAGCGTCTTGGGCCATGCGGGCGGGTATGCGCCGTGGTTCCCGAAGCTGGTCGCGCCCGGGGGTACCGTTCTATTCGAAGGCCAAGGACGCGACAAGCGCGAGAACTATCAGGCACTCCTAGACCGCGACTTTGAGACGGTCGAATGGTTGGGTTGGATCGAGGACCACGGCGTCCATCCGTTGTGGAAGTGCCAAAAGGCGGGATAATGGGAGACTATTGCAGCGTCGCCAACCTGAAGGCGTATCTGGGCCAAGACGCCGCCACTGACGAGGCGCTATTGGCCGACGCCATAGACGCGGCCGAGGCGTATATCGACAAGACAACGCGGCGGCGGTTCCGAGTGGTCGATGTATCTTGGCGGCGGTTTGACGCCGTGCGGGACGTTGACGGCGACGTGCTTTACCTGGACTATGATCTAGTCAAGGACAGTCAGATCATAAACGGTGACGGCTCAATCGTGGCCGTAGCAAACCGCCAGCTCTTGACGCCCAACTCGCCGCCCTATTGGGGCATTCGTATCTTGTCGGGCTCTTGGCGCTATTCGACACACTCTGAGGACGCTATCCGCGTCCGCGGCTACTGGGGCTATTCGCTCAAGGCGCCGCAGGACATTGTGCAAGCGACGCGGCGCCTTGCAGCCTATCTCTACAAGCAAAAGGACAGCCAAGTGTTTGACGTGGCGTCATTCCACGAGGGGGGCATCCTCACGGTGCCGCAAGGCGTCCCGGCGGGCGTGTCTCTGATCCTCGATGGCTATAGGCGAGGGGGTGTAGCATAGTCACCGTTGGCACTGTGGACTTTGAGGACTATATCGAGGGCTTGGCCACGACGGTAATTCCGGGCGTGGTGCGGGACTATGGGATGGACCCGCCCGCGTCGCTGAATACCGCGGACATGCCCGCAAAGTTTCTAAGGCTGCCCGTCGAAGGGCGCAGCCGTTTCACGTTGGCAATCGACGGCGCAGACCGTCATGGTAGCGGACTCATGACGTGTGAAGTCGTCGTTGCGATTGAACCAGTTATCCAAGACTTGCCAGAGCCCAACTTTACGCGAACGGTCGCCATGGTCGACAACATGACCAAGGCGCTCGTCAAGGCGGACGTTGCGCTCTCATGGCCAGAGGCGGTCACGGTTCAGGTACGCGCAGATGTGGTAGTTGCGGGGACTGCCTATTGGGCAGTTGTCGCCAGTATTCGAGCACGAGGATAGGGAGTAAATCATGGCACAAACGAATGAACATATGACGTCCAAACATGCGACGCTGGAAATCTCTGCCGATGATACCTGGGTCTATGACGACGTAGCGACCTGGACGGATATCAGCGGCAGTGCAAACAGTGTCGAGCCTGGCGGCGGCGCGCACATGACCGGATCGGCGCACTCGCTGGGTGAGTTTCACTTGCCCCTGATTGGTATTGGGAAGGTCGAGCCCGCTGAGGTGACGGTCAAGGTAATTTACACTGAGAACGCCGCCGAAGCGACAGCCTTGCTCGATGCCTATGCTGAGGCCCAAACTCTGGTTTGGCTCCGGCATCGTCCGCGCGGGGCAGTCGCGGGAGCATGGGAATGGAGTGGTCGAGGGTATATCACGGAACGCGCGAAGGCGTCCACGGATTCGGAATCAGCCGATATTCTGTTGGTCGAGTTCCCGTGGTTTGGTCGCGAGTGGGACCTGCATGGTCAGGCTACAACCTAATAACGGTTAAGGGGGAGACGTGTCTAAACGGCAGTCAATTCGGACAGTTCCGAGCACTAGCGTGCAGGGCGAAGGATCGTGGGTTCAAATGCGCCGGCCTAAAGGGCGCGATATCAAGGAGGCTATGCGGAAAAACGAAGCACAAGGTGAGGACGCGGGAGGTCTGGAAACATATGCTGACAGCATGGACCTCCTGCGGTCTCACGTTCTGGAATGGAATTGGGTTGACGATAATGGTGACCCGCTGCCACAGCCGCAGGAATCTGTGGAGGTGTTTGACGAATTGACAGACGATGAGCTGCGATTCCTGACTGAAAAGCTCACGGGGAATGAGGGGTCAAAAAACTAGCCACGCGTCTTTGGGCAGCAATTTGGATCAAAGACGCAAGCTATAAAGTGCCGTGGGCTTGGACTGAGTTCGTTATGTGGAAATACGTATACGAGTGTACGCCATTGGAGCTGGAGGTAATCCTGGCCAAACGAGACTGGGCAGATATCCAGACGGATATGCAGTGTTACGAGTTCGACCAACGGAGACAGAGTAGGTAATGCCAGAGCGTCAGGTCAAGATTGTAGTCACAGCCGAGGATCGAACCGCCAAGGCACTTGGGGGCGCAAGGGCGCGCCTCCAGGACCTTGGCAAGACGCTAACCCGGACGGGGCTCAAGATGACCGCTGGGCTAACGGTGCCGATTGTTGGCGCGGGCGTAGCGCTTGCCAAGGTGGCAGGCGACTTTGAGGCGCAGGTCAACATCATGGCAATCGCGGCGCGGTCGTCTGGCACGTCGCTGGAGGACCTGGAAAAAGCCGCGATTGCGACCGGCGCGGATATCCAGCTTGTGGGCATCGACGCGGTCCAGGCCGCCGATGCCATGACCGCGTTCTACAAGGCGGGTCTGTCGACCTCAGACATATTCGGCGGTCCGACTGGGCTCAATCAGTACTTAGAAGAAGGCACAAACCTAACCGGCGCATTCCGGGCCGCGATTGACCTTGCGGCGGCCAGTGATCTAGACCTCGCCGGGGCAACGGATACCGTGACTATTGCCATGGCGACGTTCGGCGTCGGTGCAGAGGAGGCAACGCGGATATCTGACAACCTGGTCGCGGCGGCTGACGCCTCTGTGACCGAAGTTGGCGACTTGGCCGCGGCGTTTAAGAACGTCGGCCCGACGGCGGCGGCATTCGGTTGGGGCATGGAGGACGTCAATACCTCGCTGGCCATTCTATCCCAGCGTGGCATTGCTGGGGCTGAAGCGGGAACGGCACTAAAAAGCATGATGACAAATATCATGCGACCAACCAAGTCGGTACTAACAGCATTCGACGTTTTGGGATTCAGCTTATATGATGCCAACGGGCACCTAAAGGATATGCCCAATATTATTGGGGACCTTGAGATTGCATTGGGCACAGGGGCAGATAGTGTCAACAAGCTAACAGAACAGCAGCGCAATCAGTATATCCAGACCCTCGCGGGCACCTACGGTATGAAGGCCATGAATACGCTTCTCACCGAGGGTACTGAGGGCTGGAATGCTATGGAGGTGGCCATTGGTGCCGCCGCGACCGCTGAGGAGGTCGCTCACGCGCGGACGCAAGGATTCAACGCGGCCATGGAGGCCCTTATGGGTCAGGTCCAGACGTTCATGATCACGGCGGGGCAGCCGCTGATTGAAAACGTCCTCATGCCGCTGATTGGGCACTTGCAGAACGCCGTGACGTGGCTGCTGGAGCTTGACCCCAAGTTTATTAAAATAGGGCTGGCCATTCTTGGGGTTGTCGCCGCGGCGGGACCGCTATTGACGGTTTTGGGGACGCTCGTTTCTATTGCTGGCGCGCTGGCCTCGCCGATTGGTCTGATCGTTCTGGCCGTTGTCGCGCTCGCCGCGGCGTTTGTCCAAGCGCAGGGGGGAATAGGGCCAGCAATCGAGGCTATCCGCACATGGATAACGGGATTTGTTACGACGCTACAAGAGGGACTGGCGCCGTGGATCGTGCGCATCCAAGAGCTTTGGGCTAAGGTATGGGTCAAGATACAAGAGATTATCGCAATTGTGGCGCCGGTGGTCCAGCGGCTTGTCGCCGATATGACGGCGTTCATTGGCGAGAAGTGGCAGCAGATTGTCGCATGGACTGAGGAGAATTGGCCGCTTATCGAGAGTACGGTGCTGCGGATTATGGACGCGGTCAAGGTGGCGATTGAGTTCCTGCTGCCCGTGGTCGAGGCGGTTTGGGAACATATTAAAATCGTTATCGATACGGCCATCAAAGTAGTCCAGGGCGTTCTCAAAGCGGTTATGCTTGCCATTCATGGCGACTGGAAAGGCGCTTGGGATAGCATCAAAGGCGTCGCGGTGGCCGTGTGGGATATGGTCAAGGCGCTGATCGCCAATGCCTTGACAATCATTGCGGACCGCATAAACGTATTGACCGGCGGCATGTTGACGACCATTGCCGAAAAGTTCACGGCAATCTATGACGTCATCAAAGAAAAGCTAGACGCGGCAATCGAGGTATTCGCCGCGGTCTGGGCATACATCGAGGACAACATCATTCCCGTATTCGAGGCTTTCCATGAAGTCGTCTTGGCGCTTATGGAGTTTGCCATTAAAGTTCTTGTCGCGCTAGTCCAGAATGTTTTGATCCCGGCATTGCAAAGCGCCTATAAGGAGGTGTCTGAGTTCTTGCAGCCCGCGCTCGAAGCCGTGGGCGCCGTTATCCAGACAGTAGGTGTATGGATCACCGAAAAGCTGGTCGTGCCATTGGTGGAGCTGTTCACCAAGACGAAAGAGGCCAAAGAGGGAATCACAGTATTTGACGGTGCTCTGGGCACACTCAAGAAAAGCGTCGAGGCCGTCTCTGGCGTTTTGGGAAAGATCAAAGACAAGTTCAGCGCCTTTGCCGAGAAGGTGCGCAATTTCAAAGTGCCCAAGATTCTACAGCCCGGATCCCCGACACCGTTTGAATTGGCCATGCTTGGCCTCGGCGATGCCTTGCAGATTGTCGGTACCACGTTCGGCAAGATGGCCACTAAGATGAGCGGCACCGATGCCAAGGTATTCGACAAGGTGACCTCGGGCGTCCGTAAGCTGGTTGAGACGTTCGGCAAGCTCTTGGCACTGCGCAACGAATTGTCAGACGGCGACGAACTATTGCCGAACATGACCAACATGACGGAGAAGTTCAAGGTCGTTATCGGCGAGGTCGTGCGGCTATTCGACTGGCTGAATGAGGCGTTCGGCTACAAGACGATCAAAGAGCTTGACAAGACGGCTATCCGCCTGCGCCGCATGTGGGACGCCGTGATGATCGACTTCTCAGCCATGGCGGACCAAACCGAAGTAACGTTGCCCATGATGCAGACGTTCAAAGACAACATCAGCCGCATCGGGGTAGCGATGATTACGGGGCTCGTTGCGCTCGAGGAGGAGACGGGCCGAGACAGCGCTAGACTGGCCGCGGCGTTTGCAGATATCGTGTCGACGGTGTTCTCGTTCGTCAAGACGGCCATCGATACCATTGCAGAACTGGCCGCCTATCCGGGGCATGTTGACCTGTCAACCGCGTTGCAGATGTTTGTTACGGACATAGGCGAAGTTCTGCCCGCGCTTATGGCAGTTAGCAAGTCGTGGACAAAAGCCGAGATCGAGGCAGCGGCGGCAATCTTGGCGGCGGCTCAAAAGATTGTAGCGTTCATCAAACCCGCGGTCGAGGCAATCGCGGCGCTGGCCGGGTGGGACGTTGTGGAGTCGCTAGAAACCAAGCTGGACTGGTTCACCGGGCGCCTGATCGAGGTGATCGAATGGCTCTCGGCGCTGACGCTCGATTATGAGTTGGCAGGCCTAGAGGCCGCGGCGGCGTTTTATGCGGTGGTCAAGGACGTTATCGCAATCATACAGCCCGCGATTGAGGCCATGCAGGCGCTTCTCACGTGGGAGGTTGTCGCCGATATAACCGCCCAGGCCCAGGGGTTCGTTGACAACCTCTTGCAGGTTATCCCCGTGCTAGAGGCTATGGTCGCCGACTATGAGATAGACCTAACGGACGCGGCAGAAGACTTTTTCGCGGCGGTCAAAAAGATCATCAGCATTATCAGCCCGGGGGTTACGGCGCTCAAGAAGCTCGGTGAGTATGTGGCCGTCAAGGAACTGCCTACCCTGATCGAGGTCTTTGTCGACCAGATGGGCACCGTGGTAATAGCGTTGCGTGACATGGCCGACGAATATGAGGCGGACGGGTTGACGCATCTGCAACTCTGGGCCGCGGCGGTTGACTCGATCATGGAGGGCGTCGAAAAGGCGCTCGACGTGCTCAAAAAGCTGCTCAAGCTCCCGACCGGCGAAGAGTACGACTTGCCGGGCAATACCAAGTTCTTTGTCGATGCGCTGGATAGCTTGGTTGTGACGCTTGGCGATACGGCTACCACGATGGAGGCAGACGGCATCAAACAGGCCGAGCGATTCCATGAGGTGGCGGTCAAGATTCGGACGGCCATTATTGCGGGCATCGATGCGCTGGTTGGGATAAGGCAGGGGTCATTGGCGGGGGCCGCGACGCCGCTCCAGACGTTCGCCGATACGGTGAATTACTGGCTTGGCCGAGCTGTGACCTATGCGCGGTCTAGGCTGGCCGAGTTGGTCGCGGCGTTTGCCGATGCGACGCCGCGCATTGCAGCGGCGGCCAGGGCAGCGGCATTGGCCGCGCAGATACCGACCATGAGTACCGCGGGGGCCAGCGCTGGCGGGTCTACCACCACAACGAATAATTATTCTGACTACAATATCACCGTAGCCGGCGGGTCTGGGGATACGGTCGGGGACATGGCTAACTATCTGACCATGATGGAAATGGGGCAGGCGATTTAATGACCGAGACGCAGGAAATCGTAACGCTCAGAAATACGATGGGGGATTCGGTCGCACTCACGGGGCCGATCTACCTTACCGAGCATGACGGGTTCGGGCTAGCGCAGGTCCGGCGCTACACGCGGTCGGGGCCGCAGCAGCACGGCCAGACGCTCGGGGCGGCTTACCTACGCCCGCGCGTGGTGACGATGAAGCTACAATACCAGACCACCAACGAGCCGGGCTTAGAGACGCAGCGCGAGCGCTTGGAGCGGATGCTCAACGATCTCAATCACCCGATATACCTGGACGTGCAATATCCCTCGGGAAACATCCGCCGCCTGGACGTGTACTATTATGATGGCTTGCCCGCAAAGCGCGCGGGCGCGGGGTTGTGGAATTGGCAGGCGGATGTGCTGCAATTGATCGCCGATGACCCGGCGTGGTATGACCCGACGCCGCTGCTCGAAACGTGGTACGCGGGGCCAGAGTATTATTACGGCGGCGGGTCGGGTTGGACGGTCGAGATGTTCGTGCCCGTCATGGTCGCGCCTAGCTCGATGCTGGTCGATGAAGCGCTGATCTACTCGGGGTCATGGGATAGCTACCCGGTCTGGTCCATTTACGGGCCGGCGTCACACGTGCGGATTGACAACCTGAGCACCGGCGAGACGATCCAATTCACGGCGGGCGGGTTTGTGGAGCCCAATGATATCTGGACCATCGACCTACGCTATGGATATAAAACCGTCCGCAACCTTGCGAACATGGATCAGATTGAGTTTATCACAGAGGACAGCGACTTGGCGACGTGGCATCTAGGGGGGCATCCAGAGGTCAACGGGGGGGCAAATCACTTGCGGATACTCGCAAGCGATTGTAATAGCGATAGCAAGATACAGGTATCGTACCTGCATCGGTATCGCGGTAGCTAAAGGGGGGAAGCGATGGTTGGGCGAATCGTGGCGACGGTGTTTTTGGTTCTGGTCATGGCTGGGGCGCCAGTGGAGGCACAAGTGGAGAAATCAATCTTTTGGGCAACTGAGGGAGTAGGAGACGGGGCCAGTAGCGGCTATACCCAAGATGATCTGACCGAGTGGCAGCGGATGTGTTGGGCGCAGGACCCCACGACCGAGGGCGTAGCGCTCGACTATCTCAATGGGTTGGAGGTGACGTCACCGGGGGCGCTGACCTTGCGCGTGCCGTCGGGCGGCGGCGAGGTATACGGATTCCCGTATCGCAACACGGGCAACGTCGATCATACGTTGGTCAATCCGGCCATTGGGCCGACGGGTTGGCGTGTGGTGCTGAGGACAGACTGGGCCGCGCGGACGGTCCGTAGCGCGCTGCTGCAATCGGCGGACGGCGTCGCGGCAATCCCGGCAGTAACGCAAACGGCGGGTACCACTTGGGAAATCAGCTTGGCGCAGGGCACCGTCGCTATTGGCGGCGTGGTGACGATCACCCAGGACGACAGGACGCCGCTCGGGTCTGGCGGTCGCTGGACGGTGAACCCGAGCGATATAGCCAACCGATCCAGGACGCTATTTATCCCCGTCGAGCAGTTTGATCTCCGCACGTTGACGGATGGGGCGGGCTCATTCCGCTATGGGTTCTTTACGGTTCCTACGGATTATGCCTCGGATATGAAGGCCAAGGCAGTTGTATATTGTCCCACGGCATCGGGGAATATTTACGATGAGATGCAGGTAGAGCACGGAGCGATTGGGGGGGATTACGATACGTTCACCCCTGCTGTCCCTGCCGCTGCCGAGGCGCTGGTCCAGAATAAGCTCACCGAGGTCGCCGAGCTAAGTTTGCCCGACGTCGAAGTAGGGCACGTAGTCTACCTATGGTTTACTCGGAATGGGGCCGACGTTCTAGATACGGTCAACGCAGACGTGATCTTTGACGGATTCACGGTCTCCTACACGGCGGACAGCTAGACATGCCGCAAGTATGGCAAGTTCGCGTCAAGGGCCAAGATGGGGCACTGGCCGGTGTGCTCACGGGCCAAGAGGACGGGTTTACTGGCTTTTCGTTCAACCGAACGGTCAACGCGCCCGGCTCGTTCCTGCTGCTGTTTATGCAGCGGGCCAGTGAGACCATGACCGAGTTCTTGGCGCGGACTGCCATATTCGAGCAAGACGGACAGGTCGAATTCTGGCGGCGGCATTCAGAGGCCGGGATCGATTGGCAGCAAGAGGGGGAATACCTCACCCTATCGCGGCGCATCTATACCACCGTTGAAGGTGGTACCATGATGTACATTGGCGGTCGGGGGTATCTGGACCTCTTGGGCCGCCGGATCATCGCGGCTTATACCCAGAGCGCCGAGGCGTATAAAACGGGACCGGCTGAGTCGGTCATAAAAGAGTATGTCAACGAGCAAGCGGGGCCGGGCGCAGGGGCGCGCGCGCTTGCCGGTCTAACCGTCGAAGCGGACGCGGGCGGCGGCATTGCGGGTGGCCCATGGGGCAAGCAATACCAAGGACTGCTCGATACCATCCAGGAGATCCGCCAAGACGGCGGCGGCGACTTTGACGTCGTGGGCACCGGAGCGGCTACCTTTGAGTTCAAATGGTATGAAGGCCAGCGGGGCACAGACCGGACGGCTACTGTTCTCTTTTCGCTTGGCCGTGGCAACATGGGGCAACCGGAGTTGAACCTTGCCCACCAAAGCGAGGTAAACGCCGTCCTTGTAGGCGGCCAAGGCGAGGAGCAATTCAGGGTATGGTCATGGCGCACAGATGATGTGCGCATCGCGGCCAGCCCATGGGGACGGCGCGAACGGTTCCGAGACGCACGGCAAGAGCCGGACCCGGCGGGCCTAGACGCCCTGGGTGATGCGTTCTTGGTTGAGGGCACGCCCAAGGAATTGCTCACGTTCAAACCGCTACAGGTGCCGGGGACGCTACTCGGCAAAGACTACTTCTTGGGCGACCTTGTAACGGGCAGCTATGCGGGATATACGACAACCAAGCACGTCCATAGCTATACCTATACTTGGAATCAGGACACACAGGGCGTATCGGTGGAGTTGACAGATGCCTGAGCCTAGAACCGCTGAGGAGCAGCTACAGCAATTCATCGAGGACCACGAGCGGCGACTACGCGCACTCGAAGCGCAAGAAACCTATCACAAGGCGCTTGTTGGCTTGCGCGACAATGCCGGGGCGGTGATTGACCCTCTGCCCGGTGACTACCGCATCCAGGTTACCGACGATGATATTATCAACGCGGACAGGGACGCCACCGGGCATATCTTGGAGCTGTCCTTTGACGCTGACGAGAGCGGGCTGATCCCGCTGAATGGCGCGCGGTGCCAAGACCTGATTCCGCCTCTCGGCGACTTTGGCGTCTGCAATGGTCAATTCGAGTGTGGGCCAACCGATGAATACCCCATCGCCATGCAGTGGGTTGACGAAAGCGTCGGGGGCACCGTGACGCGCATCCCCAGCGGGGCGGCGGCGGGTTACTACTATCTCGCCCTTGCAGGCGGTACGGGCGTTGCCACGATCCGCCACGACTGGTATATCCCGGTGCATGAGGATCGAGATTACTACCTCGCTTGCCATGCTAAAGGCAAATCGCCGACGGATACTTTCAAGTTCGGCGTTCACTGCTATGATGAGGACAAAGCATTTATCGCAACCGTCTGGGCATACAACGCAGCTCCCGGCGCGGCTTGGGTGCCCATCCAGCGGCGGGTTGGGCCTTTGGGCGACATAGCGCTCTCGGCCAACACACGCTATATCCGCGTTGTGGCACAAGCTCCCAACGTGGGCGAATCGCTATACTTTGATGACGCGCAATTCCAACAGATGAAAGCGGCGTACTCACCGGGGATTCACCTAGTCAACGACTATGTATGGGCCACGGGGGATGAGACCAATAACACGGTAAATTACGTTCAGCACGCCGGGAGCGTCATGACGTTAACATTCGAAGAACCTGGATACCTGTGGTATTCATACTGGTGGACGTGGTGGAGCAGTGTTGCCCGAGCTAACTGGTCCGCCTACTTTTACATTGATGTAGACGGTGCGAACTTCGCCATCATGCGGGGTGGCGAGCCGGCGGCATTGAATCGTGTCATAACATCCACGGGAATGCAAAGATGGTCTACCCTTCTTGCCGCAGGAAACCATACAGTATCTATGTACTATCACCCAGCGGTTGCTGGACACGTGATTACGGTTAGTGAACTTGAGGGTTCTTGTTTCTACGTGAGAGCATACTAGGGGGCGCCATGGCACAGACAAACGAACATATCACGTCAAAGCACGCGGTGCTTGAGATATCCGCTGATGACACTTGGCTTTATGATGACGTCGTAAACTGGGTGGACATCAGTGGGAGTTCAAACGCTGTCGAGTCGGGCGGCGGGGCAAGCATGACTGATTCGGCCCATACAATGGGCGAGTTTCATTTGCCCTTGATCGGTATTGGCAAGCGGGAGCCTGCTGAGGGCGTGATTAAAGTTGTGTATACGGAAAACGCAGAGTCAGCCACGGCGCTGCTTGACAGCTACGCAGAGGCCCAGACTCTGGTCTGGATTCGTCACCGTCCGCGAGACGGGGCGGCCGACGCGCTAAACTGGGCGGGGCGTGGCCATATTGCAGGGCGTGCCAAGCCAACAGCTGACGCTGAATCAGGAGACGTGCTACTTGTTGAGTTTGCGTGGTCGGGGCATGAGTGGGGGTTGTATGGTCCAAGCGTGCGAGTGGATAGCCCCGTTTTTGACGCGGCTATGGCCAAGAGGGCGGGCGGCGTGTTCGCCGCTGCGCCGATTGTGCAGGGCGCGTGGGACGGCACCGGCACGCCGGACGTGCTGTCCTTCTCTCGCGGGAGCCAGGTCAGCGGCTACTGGTACGATAATTTCGACCC